ATAACGAAATAGAGTTATTTAAAAATTACACAATAATTAGACATAGATATAATCAAACAAATTTTGATTGGAAGCAAAGCCCAGTTGGTGATACCATGTTTCATGGCGATGCTTTAGCAGACTCTATTTTACTTACTAAATTAAAATTAATGGAAAGAGAAACTGGCTTAGAATTATTACCTACATATTCTTTTTGGAGGATGTATAGTTTTGGATCTGATTTAAAAGAACATACAGATAGACCTGCGTGTGAGATAAGTGTTACTGTTATGTTAGGTAGTGATGGTACTCCCTGGCCTATATATATGGAAGACGAAGCTTTGGATTTAAAACCAGGTGAAGCTTGTATTTATATGGGGTGTGAGTTAAAACATAGAAGAGAAGAATTTGAAGGAGATTGGCACTCACAAGTTTTTCTACATTATGTAAACAAAAACGGCCCACATGCCAATCAAAAGTTTGATGGCCGTGATTTTATAGTATGAGGTAATTATGCAATTTCAACAAAACTTATCAGATGGTTCATGTAAAATAAAATTTTCTTGGAGAGAAAGATGGATATTGTTTACAAAAGGTGCGTTATATATGGAGCCACAAACATTTAGACATTTTTCTAATAATTTAATAAAAATTGTAGCTGATTGGACAGCAAAAATGGATCCAGATGTAAAGAAAATGTACTCCACAGGGGATGAACCTATACAAGGCAAATAATTAAAGTTATAATTCGTTATGGCCTTAAATTTAATAAACATACGTCCTGGTTATAATAAACAAATTACTGATACTGCTGCTGAAGGCCAGTATGTAGATGGTGATTTTGTTAGATTTAGATATGGTTTACCAGAAAAAATAGGTGGTTGGGAAAAGCTTACGGCAAATACTTTAGTAGGTGTAGCAAGAGCACAACACCAATATACAGATTTAGATGGTAGAATTTATGCTGCCATTGGTACTCATAAAGCTTTGTTAATCTATTATGGTAGTGCTTTTTACGACATCACACCTTTAGAAACAGCACAAACTGGAGGAACCTTCACGACTAACGGAACTACAACCGTAACCGTTAATTTATCTGGACACTCTTTAAACCAAGGAGATTTGTTTACTTTTACTTCAGTAACTGCACCCACTGGATCTGGATACTCAACTTCAGATTTCACAACCAATACTTTTGAGTGCACTAACAGATTGTCTGCAACGCAGTTTACAATTACCATGCCTACGGCTTCCAACAACTCAAACACCAGTGGCTCATGCACTATAAACAGATATGTGACGACTGGAGCGATAAGTCAAACTTTTGGATATGGTTGGGGTACAGGAGCTTGGTCTGGAGCTACTGGAGTAAACGATACCCTTAACGGAGCTCTACTAAACGATGCCAATGGAACTGGAGGATCTGGTACTACGATCAACATTAACTCAACCACTGGCTTTCCTTCTGCTGGAGTTATAAAAGTAGACAATGAATTAATTTCCTACACTGGATTAACAAGCACCTCAATTACAGGAATTACAAGAGCTGTAAACGGAACTAGCACAGCAGCTCACAATAGCGGAGCGTTTGTAGAAGTATTTACAGGTTGGGGTGAGGCTTCTCTATCTACTGCTTTTGCACTCGATCCTGCCAATTGGTCATTAGATAATTTTGGACAAGTTTTAGTAGCTACTGTTGCAAACGGCAGAACTTTCACTTGGCAGCCTATTAATAATAATTCAAACGCCTTGGATGTACGAGCTACATTAATGACAGGAGCTCCGACTAAATCAACAATGACAATCGTTTCAGACCAAGATAGGCATTTAATACACCTAGGAACTGAAACGACCATTGGTCAAACTACATCACAAGATAAAATGTTTATTAGATTTTCAGATCAAGAAAATTTTAATGTTTATGAACCAACGTCCACTAATACTGCGGGTACTTTTAGACTCGATGACGGAACAGAGATAAGGGCTGCTGTAAAGGGTAAAGATTATATTTTAGTTACAACTGATACCGCAGCTTACACTATACAATTTGTTGGTGCACCATTTACCTTTAGTATTAGAAAGGTTGGATCTAATTGCGGATGTGTAGGCCCACACGCAATGGCTTTCTCAGATGGTATTGTTTATTGGATGGATGATGCTGGAGGGTTTAACATTTTTAATGGTACGGTAGAAACATTACCTTGCAGTGTTGAAGATTTTGTTTTTACAACTAACAATCCAGGAGATCTAGGATTTAATTTTGATGCTGGTAAAGTTGTATATGCTGGAGTTAATGCTCTATTTAATGAAGTAACTTGGTATTATCCACAAGCAACTGCGGATGATAACACGAGATCAGTAACTTGGAATAGACAAGAAAATTGTTGGTACACTAATTCACTCTCACGAACCACGGCTCACGATGCTAATCTTTTTGAGAAACCATATAAGACAGAATTTAACAGCACTGGAACTCCAACTTTTCCAACCATACAAGGAGTAAGTAATTTAAACGGAGCATCAACTTACTATGCACACGAAGTAGGCACTGATCAAGTTGTAGGAACAACTACCACTGCAATTGAAGCTTTTGTAGAAAGTGGAGATTTTATGTTGCACGTTGATGGTGATGGAGAAGTATTTACTAAGGTTAGAAGATTTATACCAGATTTTAAAAGGCTTACAGGCAATGCGATTGTAACAATAAATTTAAAAGACTTTCCCTCGGACACCGCATCTTCCTCACCATTAGGCCCTTTCACTATAACTAGCTCTACAAAAAAAATAGATACTAGAGCAAGAGGAAGAGCGGCAAGTCTAAAAATTTCAAATAATTCTACTGGACAAACCTGGAGATATGGTACATTTAGAGCAGATGTACAGCCAGATGGAAGAAGATAAAAATTTTTTACATCCTAATATTTGTAATTATTGTATAGATTTAATTAAATCAAACCTAAACAAATCACATATGTTTGGTGATAGATATGTATTACCTTTTCATCAAATAGAAGACCCTACAATAAAATCATTACAAGAGTTTTATGAAAAATTATATTCGGATAAATATTTAAAAAATATTGAAATAGTATATTGGCCCGTTAATGAATATCATGATTGGCATGACGATACAAAATATTATGATTATACAACAATAACATATCTAAATGATGATTATGAAGGAGGCAGAACTATGGTAGGTGATATTACAATTGAGCCTACTATTGGAAAAATTGTTAAGTTTCCTGCAAATATAAGGCACTGTGTTTCTAAGTTAACAAAAGGAAATAGATATGTTATAGTGGCTTGGTTTAATAAAAATGGCAAAAATAACAGTTAACATACCAGATCCAACCAATGAATATGATAAAGGTAATCAACAACAGGTTACTCAATCAATTAATCAAATGAAAAATCAACTGAATTTTGCATTTCAAGAAGAGTTGAAACAAGAATTAGAAAGGTTTAATTTTTTTATAAATGGCTAATGTATATAAAAATGTCCCGTTTGATTTGACAACTTCAGCAGCGTTTGATGTTTATACATGCCCATCTAATGCAACGGCCATAATACAAAACATACAAGCTTTTAACATTGACTCTTCCGCAGTAAGTTGTTTTGTAAGAATGAAAGATGCATCTGATAGTTTAACTGTTATACCTCTTGCAGCAAAATCAATTGCAGCATCTTTATCTGCTAAATTAAATGACGGAATAATTATTTTAGAAGCTAGTGATGTATTACAATTGCAAACAAATAGTGCGACAGACAAAGTTAGCGGATCAGTAAATATTCTAGAAATTAGTAGATCTGACCAAAATGGCTAGAGTAAAATTTACACATTACGTTCCTCGACCAAAACCTCGTAAAAGGCCTGGTCGTCATTCTAAAAAATTAAACAAACATGTTGCGAGATCTTATAAAAAATACAACCGCCAAGGCAGAGGTAAATGACAGAAGATAAAATTAAAGTTTTTGAAAATCTTATACCTTTACCTTTTCAAAACGAATTAGAAAGTTTATTCGAAAAGAACGATGATATTAAATGGTCTGTTTTAAATAAAATTTCAAGAAACCCAGATGAGTTTAAATTTGACAAAAATATTATAGAAGCTCCTGGTGCTAGTCACATATTATTTTGGGATGGTGATATCGCTTCTGTGCACTTTCATGCCGTAAAACCCATATTATATTATTTAGAAGAAAGAGCAGATATTAAATTAGATCAACTAGAGAGAATAAGAGTAAGAAAAACTTTTTATGCAAAAGGCCATGACGAAAATAAATATACACCTCCCCATGTAGATCTACCAGAGTTAGAAAATTATATGTCTTTAGTATATTATGTGCATGATACAGATGGAGATACATTCTTTTTTGCTGAAGAACATGAAGTTGGAAGTAAAGACACATATTTAAAAAAAGGCACTATAATTAAAAGAGTTTCTCCAAAAAAAGGTTCAGCAATTTTATTTCCTGGACGTACATTTCATGCGGGTAATTCACCTATTAATAATAATACTAGAACAATAATTAACTTTGACTTTACAACCCTAACATAAAATGTATAATAATTTTTATTATGGCAGATGAAACAATAATTCCAGCAAAAGTAAAAGAAATAGTAAAGCATAAAAGAACAGGCAAAGTCTATGCTGATAAAGCAGCATTTGATGCAGACGTGGCTGATCCAAATACAGATACAACTAATGATGACTTCAGACAAGATTTAGAAGTTACAGTTGCATCACTTCATACAAAAGGCGATACTCAATAATATTTTATGCAGCCTATCGGAGGAACCGAATTACAGTATAACTTACTGTATCAGCACGTTGATAATAATTTATTAGACAATTTTCAAATAACTACTTCTGTCCCAGAAAAAATTCCTTTGGCAAAAGATAAAATAAATATTTTATGGATACAAAATTCATACGATCAACCTAACTTAGCACCTTGGTTTAAAGATCCATCAAACCACGAAAAATATTCTTGGTATGTTTTTAATAGTCATTGGTGTGCAGAAAAATATAGAATGATGTTTAAAGTGCCTCCTGGTAGATGCACCGTAATAAAAAATGCAATCGCAAAATTCCCTAATGAAATAAAACAACACAAAAAAGGTGATCCTATTAAATTGTTTTTTTCTTCAACTCCATGGAGAGGATTAAATGTTTTACTAGGAGCCATGCAGAAAATAAACAATCCTGCAATAACTTGTGAAGTTTTTTCATCAACAAAAATATATGGATCTAGTTTTGAAGAGCAAAACAATTCAAGATATCAACCCCTGTTTGATCAAGCAGAAAAATTACAAAATGTAAATTTTCATGGTTTTGCAGATAATGATAAAGTATTAGATAAATTAAATGAGTGTCAAATTTTTACTTATCCTAATATATGGGAAGAAACATCTTGTATATCTGCAATAGAAGCATTGTCTTATGGGCTTCATGGTATTGTAACTAATTACGGAGCTTTATTTGAAACTTGTTCAGAATGGCCAACTTATATTCAATATGACAGAGATTACAAAAAATTAGCAGAGGCTTTTGCTTATGCTATATCTGGCATTGCCGAACAAATACATACAGATGGTATGTATGAACTACAAAAATCTCAAGCTAATTTTTATAAAAAATTTTACAACTGGAAAAATAGGCAGCATGAATGGACACAATTTTTAGAGGGTGCTGCTAATGGATGATTATAAAGTTTTAGATAATTATTTAGAAACAAGTTATTTTAATTTTTTAAGAAATACAATTTTTGATACTAATTTCCCTTGGTACTTAGGTTTTGAAGGAGTCATTAGAAAAAATGATCCACACTTTCAAGGTAAAGTAATGGTTCATAATTTTTATAATTTTCATAGACCAACAGGACATCTACATTCTAACCCAGATTTTTTTGATCCTCTTTTAGAAAAATTAAAACCTAATTCATTAATAAGAGTAAAAGCTAATTTGTATTTTAAAACAGAAAAAATACAGGAATTTAGGTTTCATAAAGATTTTCCTTTTCCGCACAAAGGAGCTATTTTATGTTTGAATTCTAATAACGGATATACTATTTTAAATGATGGTACAAAAATCGATAGCGTTGAGAACAGAATGATATTGTTTAATTCGTCAATAGATCATGCAGGTTCTAGTTGCAGTGATGAAGGAGCTAGGGTAAATATAAATATAAATTATTTTTAATATGGAAAATCACGAGCCAATTTGGTTTGGTAAAGAAACACGCCCCACGGAACCCTCTGACATAAAGGGATTAAAACCATATAGTATTATGGTTGCTACCCCTGTACATAGCGATGTTAGTATTCATTACACACAATCATTATTAGAGTTACAAAAATGGTGTATTAAAAATCATGTGTGGTTAGAGTTTAATATAATGAAATCATCATTAGTTACCCAAGGCAGAAATATGTGTGTTTCTGCTTTTTTAAATTCTAAATGCTCTCATTTATTATTTATTGACTCAGATATAGCTTTCAACAGAGAAGCCCCATATAGATTAATTGCTTGTGATAAAGATATAATATCAATACCATATCCATTAAAAGATATGAACTGGGATAAAGCACTTGCACTTATCAAAGAAGGTAAAATAAAAACTGCACAAGATTTAAGAAACAAAGGCTTTTATAGATATCCTTTTAAAGTTGAGGACAACAACGCTATAAAAGTAAAAGATAATGTCATAGAAGTAACACATTCTCCAACAGGTTTTATGATGATAAAAAGGTCTGTCTTTGAAAAGATGATAGCTCATTACGGAGATTCTATGGCTATTGATCAAGACTCAGTATTAAATGGCAAAAACGAAAGATTAAAGAATATGTATAATTTTTTTGATACTCTATACATTCCAGAAAAAAAGCATTATTTAGGTGAGGATTTTGCCTTTTGTAAAAGATGGAAGGATATAGGGGGTAAATGCCATGCTTGGATTATGGATTATATTACTCATGTTGGTGAGCACCAATATACAGGTAGATTTGCTGATGAGTTGATAGTACACGATAAATAAGATAAAATTAAAAAAACTAGGAAAAAAAATTAATTATGGCAAACCCTTTAGCAATAGCATTAGCATTATATGGTGGATACAAAGGCTACAAAGCAGGTAAAGAAAGAGGTGGCGGAATAAAGTCAGTTATCGGTGCAGCGTTAGGAGCTGCTGGTGGCTTTTACGGAGGACAAGCTATCGGTAGTCAATTAGGAATGTCCAACGTTGCAGGTACTCAAGGATTTACAAATGCAATGATGACTCCTTTTAAAGGTGGTCAAGCTATTACTTCCGCAACAAATATACCAAAAGGTCAAGTATTAGGTGTCGATAAATTTGGACAAGAAATAGTATCAAGAGGTGTGGGAGAAGGTGCAAAACAAAATTTATTACAAAGAGGTATTTCAGCTTTTGGAGATATGACCACTGGTCAAAAAGCTATGACTCTTGGCACACTTGCAGGTGCAGGTGCATATGCATCTGGAGCTTTCAAACCAGAACCTTATAAGAGAGCTATGTTTACTTATAACATTGCATATCCAGATTTATATAGAAACAGACAATTTTTTGTAACAGATCCTAAAACTGGCCAAACTGTCGAACAAGATCAATTAGATTATATTCCAGAAGAAAATCCAAGATTTAGAGGTGGAGATTCTTTCGGGCCTTATGCTATGGAAACAAAAACAATGAACACTGGAGGTTTAGTAGAGATTGCTAAATTTAACGAAGGTGGTATGCCAACTAAAATAACCCACGATGAAAATGATCCGAGTAATTACGAAAGAGCAAATGGATATGTTGCTGATCTAACATCTGGTGCTAATAAAGATGAAGACACTATATTAGCACAACTAGCAGACGGAGAGTTTGTTACAAGGACAGATGGTATTTTAGGTGCTGGTATCTTGATGGGTGCAGATCCTAAAGATCCAAAAGCTATGAGAAAAAAAGGTGCAGAATTTTTCTACGATCAACAAAAGAAAATGAAAAGATTATATGATTTATTCAACAGCAAAAAAACGGTCAATTAAAAAAGGTGTAGATGTTCTGTCTATAAAAAAGGCAGAGGTCGATCACTATTGGGATTTATTAAAATTTATGATCATACAAGGTTTAAAACATGGTGGTGATTTAATGAGTGAAAAAACTTTAAAAAGAGAAATCAAAGAAGGTTACCATCAATTGTTTATTATGTTTGGATCAGAAGACGGTGTTGAAAGCAAAGTATATGGTGTATTTGTTACACGGATCACGGATCACGATAACAAAAGACAATGTGAAGTTGTTTTACTTGCAGGTAAACAAAGAGAATTATGGGAAGACAAAGTAACTTTAATCATTGAAGAGTTAGCTAAATCAAATGGCTGTGATAGAGTTGCAATCTTAGCTAGACCTGGTTGGAAAAAACTTGGAGATAGACACGGGTATAAAGTTAAAAATATAGAATTCGTTAAAGATATTAGTAGAACAGAGGAGAAAAAAAATGGGTAGCATCTTCGGAGGTGGCGGAGGAGGCGGAGGAGGCGGTAACGTCCCCGATACCACTACACAATTTATTAGAGAAGCACCAGGTATAGAGGAAAGAAAAATTGAATTAATGGACATTGCCAGAAGAACGGCACAGACTCCATTATCTATTCCTAATATTGGTGTTGAACCTTTGTCTGCATTAGAAAAAGCCGCCATAACACAAGCAGGTCAAACTGGAGTTGGATCTCAAGCAGTTGGTCAAGCTATTACTGGTACACAAGCATCTATGGCTGCACCAAACATTCAACAATTTTTAAACCCATTTCAATCTTTTGTAATTGATGAAATAAATAGACAAGCTGCCGTTGGTCAACAACAAGTTGCTGATCAAGCCGTGAGAGCAGGTGCATTTGGTGGAGGTAGAGAAGGTGTTCAAAGAGCGGAACAAGAAAGAGCTAGATTAGCAAATGTTGGTCAAGCTCAAGCTGCTGGATTTAACACTGCATTACAAGCTGCACAGCAACAGCAACAAGCTCAAAGGGCTGGAGCTGCACAATTAGGAACTCTTGGACAGCTTCAACAATCCATGGCAGGTACAGATATATCAAGACAAATTACTGCTGGTGGATTACAAAGACAAATTGCTCAAGCTCAGTTAGATGCAACAAGACAAGCTCAGTTACAGAGATCTGCGGAGCCTCTACAAAGATTAGAATTTTTATCAAATATTTATGCTGCTGGGCCTAAATCTACATCTGGTATTACCGCAGCCACATTACCTCAATCAAGCCCGTTAGCACAATCTATTGGTACTGGTTTAGGAGTTGCACAAGCATATCAAGGTTTATCAAATCCTGCTGTATCACAACAGATGGCAAAATTTAATGAAGGTGGAATTGTAGGAACACTAAAAACAAAAAAGTTTAGTAATGGTGGTGATGTATCCGATGATGATGATGAGTCAGCAGACTTATTAAATGATGATTTCACTGGTGCTGTTCCACAATACATTCCAGAGTCACAAAGAATGAATTTAATGTTAAGACCTTTAACAGCCTCTTTGCTTCAAGCAACCAGACAACCTGGTCAATCAGATGCTTCGGCTGCTGCTGCCGCTCTAGGTAGAGGTTTAGAAGGACAACAAGATGCTGCTTTAGAATTAACAAAGTATGATGCTGCTGTACAGGCTGCAAAAGAAAAAGCTAAAGGTAAAAAACCTGCAAGTGTTTCACAAACTATTTTAACAACTGGTGCACAATTAGGTGCTGGTGATCCAGATGATGAATTTTATGCAACATTTGAAGATGGAAAATTAGCAGGAGCTCCTAAACAAATTTATGATGCATCTGAAGAAGCAGGTAAAATACGAAAAGCTTTTGCTGACAGAAAAATTTCTAGAACTGACTCTGCTTTGAGAGATTTAGAAAATTATATTGCAACATTAGCTAGACAAGGTGAAGGTGGTGATTTACCTGGAGTTGGTTTTTTTGGTGGTCGTAACCCTTTTACAAGTACAAAAGGTAGATTATTAAGATCTAAATTAGCAGCTTTCCAAAACGTAGTTTTGAAAGAAAGATCTGGTGCTGCTGTTACTGAGTCAGAATTAAATAGAATTGTAAATGAATTAGCAGGTGGTGAAACTACCAAAAATGAAAAAGCATTACTAATAGCATTAGCAAACGCAAGAAATGCATTAGAAAGAGAAAAACTTGAAGTAATTAATTCATTCTCTGGAAACAAAGCATTAAACAAATATCTAAGGGAAGAAGGTATATCAATTTACGAATCACCTAAATTTATACAAGGTGTAGCTAAAACAGAGGGTGCTTTCGAACCAGTTGAAGGTAGAAACATATTAGAAGTGGATGGTAAGAAAATTACATTCATTGGTGGTGTGAGATATGTATACGATCCAAAACGTGGTAAGTATTATCCACAAAAAGAGAAAAAGACTAAGAAAAAAACTAAGGAGTAAAATGTCATGGCAAAAGTTAATATTGAAGGTGTTGATATT